TTATTCCCCCACTAATAATTTAGCGGAAACTTTTCCTATGATTAATATTTCAGACAGTTTTACGTCAATGGTTAATTTACCGTAATCTATCTTAACTTTATTATCAGGTAATCGTATTAAATTCTTAATTGACGATTTTCCATCAATAGATATCAGCCATTCGCCATCCATAACGTCTAGTTGACCAGTATCGATTAAGAATGAGTCTTTTCCATCTTGAATTAAGGCTGGCTGCGTCAGATTGCTAGGTATCAGCACCTTGTCGAACATTACGCTACCGGATTCATAAAGAATGCCGTCAATAATTTTTTTCACGGGCATATGCAATACGTCTGAATGCGCATGCTCAAACTTTGGCCCTATGCCAAATGTTAACCACTGCAACGACGCTTTAGTTTCCAGTGCGCATTGAATCACCCAGTCCGCTGGAAATGAGTCGCGCATATACCTTGTCGCCAGGCTGCTCTTTGAAACGCCTAATTGTTCACATAATGCCTGTCTCGTTGTGAAGCCATAGGCCTCAACCATTCGTTCGATGGCACCTTTACCGCCACTAGTTAAATCCATGGGTTTCATCCTGTGAACTTTAATGTTGACGATTTCATAATGTGATCATATAGTCATTTTGATTTCAAAAAGTGACTCTTCACAGTTCGTCAATGCTAAACACTTTAAAAGAGAGATGTTGCACTATGACTCAGCATATTTCAATCACCTTGACCGTACCCTCGATCTCTGTCGAAAAGTACAGTGAACTCACTGGATTATCTATCGATACGATAAATGACATGCTTTCCGATGGACGCCTTAAACGCCACCGTCTTCGTAAAGATAAAAAGCGCGAGAAAGTGATGATCAACATCGCAGCTATGACTATCGATGCGCTAACTGATTGCAATGTGACATTCAGTTGATGTGATTTTGAGACATAGAGGGACCGCTGACTATGTTTGATTATCAGACTTCTAAACATGCACATTTTGATGCAGCTTGCCGAGCGTTTGCGCAGTCGCACAATCTGGAAGATGTGGCCGCTGCCGTTGGTATGCGTCCGCAGATCCTGCGCAATAAGTTGAACCCGGTTCAACCGCATCGCCTGACCTGTGACGAGCTACTGGCTATTACCGATTACACCGAAGATGCGCGTTTACTGGATGGGATGCTGGGGCAGATTAACTGCCTTCCGTCTGTTCCGGTCAATAACGCCACTGAAGCAAACATGCAGTTTTGCGCATTAAGCGCCACTGCAAATGTGGGTGCGATCGCTGGGGAGGCCGTTTCAACTGAGCACATGACCGCCGCGCGCCGCATACAAATTCTTGATCGTGCCCGTGATGCCATCCGTTCCCTTTCCGTTCTGGCTTATACCGTTGAAAGCCGCCTCCAGTCTGCGCCGGTTCTTGCTGCTGCCGTCGATATCGTGACTACCAGCGCCAGCAGCATGATGTGAGGGATAACCATGAAAGCGTTCGTCACCTATCTGAAAAAAGAATCTCCGGCCATGCAGCTTGCCAGCGGGTCAACTGGTTGGCTTGAACTGCCGAATGGCCAACGCTGGAACCCCGGCCACCAGTACAAATTCAATGCCCGTTCGTCTCGTCGTCCATGGTGGTTTCGTTTGTTCGGGATTATCAGGGGGTGTTATGGCCATTAGCGAAAAGCAGCAGGAAATTGGTCTGAAGTGGCTGGGCAATATCCGCCGTAAGTACTGGAGTGAGAAAAGCGAAGCCGCCGAATGGTGGGACAAATTAACACCAGAATGGCGCGGGGTTGTTTTACACGCGGCCGCAGTTGCTTCCGGAATGGACGTTTTCAAAGTCCATCTGTGCAAATGCTGCTGGTCTGAGTTATTTGAACGCCTGGACTACCGGGCAATGATTCAGCTGCGCCAGGGCATATCCAGGGCGCGTCTGACGTTTGAAGGGTTCGGGAGTCTGAGCGACAGCGATTTTTCAAAACGCAGCGCCAACCGCCAGGTGAAAAAGGCACATCCGATCCACAGCAGTAATGGCGTGCAGATGATTATCGCGCCTCATATCGTCCACAAGATGCAACAGCAGGAGAATCATTAATGTCCATTATCTCTGTAAACGCCAAAGAACTGGGACAGGAGCTGGCTGCGTGGGGTGTTCCACACAATTACGCCATTCTCTTTCTGGAGAAAAGCACCGTTAAAAATGGCCGTGTGGCCTTACATCCGTTTTTCTTTAACGACACCGAGCACATGACAAACAAACGCCACTGGCTGGCCGTGAATGTTGCGTACTGGTGCTGTGTCTATCGTGAAGCGGAAAGCCATTTCCAGCGGGTTGAAGCGCTGGCCAGTATTCGTTCCATGTATTACATCGCCGGGTCATTGGGCGCAGGGGAAGTCAAAGCGCTGATCCAGGAGTGGTGGCGCAATACATACGAGCTTCACCAGATACCCGCGCCGAGCTATTCAGCCGCGCCCGTTACCGTCTCTTTCCACTAATTAACTGCCTAAATTTTTGGCCATCACTGCGATGGCCGGGGATTTTTTTGCCCTGAGGAAACCAAAATGCAAACAACACGCATGTTTTTACCCTTCAACCAATCCGGTACTGACCTGCTGGCGATGCTGGCTAAAGCAACTGAGGAAGGTAAAGCGGCTTCCGCCGAACTGTGCTCTGACCGTCTGGATAAGCTGGCCGCGTATGCCGCTAACGAAGGTTTAAGCGCTGCTGAAATCGTTGAACTGATCCGTGAAGAGGCTGCGGCCATTTGCAGTAAAGGCGGTGCAGCATGGCAGTAAAAACCCCGCTCAAATGGGTGGGCAGCAAAGTCCGCCTGATGCCGCAGCTGCGTGGCCATCTGCCGGAAGGGAAACGCCTGGTCGAACCTTTCGCGGGTTCCTGCGCCGTCATGATGAATACGGAATATGACGAATACCTGATCGCTGACCTGAACCCGGATTTAGTCAATCTGTATAAGGTGATGGCCTACCATACCGACGCGTTTCTTGTGGAGCTTGAAACCCTGTTTTCTGCCGGGGCGTTGGGTGAACAGGAGAGCCGCGCTATTTTTTACTATGCCGTCCGGGACGCGTTCAATTTGTCCGGAAAGGGGCTTGGAGCGGAAAGCGTTGAAGCCGCTGCCCGTTTCATGTACCTGAACCGCCACTGCTTTAACGGGCTTTGCCGTTACAACCGCCGTGGCCAGTTCAATGTCCCATTCGGGAAGTACAAGAAAAACTATTTCCCACTAAAAGAAATCCGTGCATTTGCTGAAAAGGCGAAGCGCGCGACGTTCATCACCGCACATTACTCTGAAACGCTGGCGCTGGTTCGTGCCGGGGATGTGGTCTATTGCGATCCACCATACCTGACGGAATCAGGCAATTTCACCTCATACACAGAAAGCGGCTTTTCACATCTTGATCAGGGGCGACTGGCCAGAAAGCTACGCCGCCTTACTGAGAACAGCGTGAGTGTTGTTGCGTCAAATAGCGATCTGGAAATGGTGCATTACCTTTACGCCGGATTTGAGGCAGTGAAGGTCAACGCGCCCCGCAGTGTTGGTGCCGCAGCTGCAAGCCAGAAAACTGCCGCAGAGCTGATCCTGAAATCCCCGTCAGTTGCAAAGGCTCGTGCATGACGCTCGTTGCTAATGGCCAACATCACGCCGTCGATATCTGGCGGCGTGATACCTTTGCGCCCGGAACGCCAGCGAACGCAACGATCACAGAGCGCCGTTTGTGGGCAGTTAACCCACAGGACTACGAATGGCGTTCAAAGTTTCTTCACGAGATACCCGACTGGCTAGCTGGGTATTTTGGCAACCGTTACGAAAAGCTGTTTGCTGGTCGTGACGGCCGCCGCCGTGCCAATACATTCCTGCGCAAAACAATTGGTGAGAATGTATTGCCACGTCTGCGGAAAGTGGCTGCTCGTTACCAGCTGGCCGCTGATGTAAGCGATCTCCCATTTGGAAAGTCATTGCAGCGATTGCCGTCGCTTGACCGTACCGATCTCAAAAAGCTGTCTGGCCAGGTCTCTGGCTGGATGGCTCAGATGTTTTATGACTTCACCGACACGCTGAAGGGCAAACCCAAAGACGAACGGGCAATGCGCCAGCGCACGGTGGAAGCTTACCGCAACCTTTGCTTACTTTCCCTCATGTTGAACAATCAGCCGCCGTACTGGGCAGAGCACGAAGCCAATGATGGCCACCTGGAAACCCGTAAGGCGGAGTCCGGGATTTTGCGTCTCATGGCACCGGAATGGTGGTATCAGCGCCTGAAGCGTGCCCGTGATCTGCAACGTGAACATCTGGCCATCGCCGTTGGCCAGGTGCAGAAATCTGCCAGCGCCTACGTATCACGTAAAACCCTGGGCGAATGGTTGGAACAGAAGAAACGTAATCTGGAGTTCTTCAAAAAGTTTGATCTGATTGATGAAGAGGGTAATCGCATTGCCCTTGATAGCATGGTTCACCGCAGCGTTGCTAACCCTGCCATTCGTCGCTGTGAACTGATGGTGCGTATGCGAGGGTTTGAAGATATCGCCAACGAACAGGGGCTGGCTGGTGAGTTTTACACGATCACTGCTCCTTCACGTTATCACGCGGTACACAGCAAAGGCGGCTTTGTTTCTCAGTGGAACGGATTAAGCCCACGGGATACGCAGCGTTATCTATGCAACGTCTGGGGAAAAGCGCGCGCGGCGATCTCCCGTGCCGGTATTCATTTTTTTGGTTTTCGCGTGGTGGAGCCTCACCACGACGGGACACCGCACTGGCATATGCTGCTGTTCATGCGTCCGCAAGACGTGGAGGCGGTGCGGGATATTCTTTGCTATCACGCCAGAATTGCCGATTCAGAAGAGCTTCAGACACCCAACGCGCTTAAGGCGCGTTTTCATGTTGAGCCTATCGATCCCGCTAAAGGGTCAGCCACGGGCTATATCGCTAAATACATCTCAAAAAATATCGACGGCTTCGCGCTCGATGGCGAACAGGATGAAGAAACCGGGGAAAACCTCCGTGACATGGCCAAATCCGTATCGGCCTGGGCATCCCGCTGGCGTATTCGTCAGTTTCAGCAAATTGGTGGTGCGCCAGTGACTGTCTGGCGGGAACTGCGCCGCCTGGGCGATCAGCGCCTGACTGACAGCCGCATGGATGCGGTGCTGGCGGCGGCAGATGTTGGGGACTGGGCTGCCTATACCCAGTTGCAGGGCGGAGCACTGGCTGCTCGTCGCGATCTGGTTGTACGTCTGGCATATGAAATCACAGAGCAGGGTAACGAGTACGCCGAAGATGTTCAGCGTGTGCAGGGTATCTATTCGCCTTTGATCCCTGATTCCGAAGTTTGCACCCGTCTGGTTAAGTGGCAGAAGGTTGCGAAGTTGGCCGAAGCGCCAGCGGAGGCGGGTTTTTCTGGCGGCAGCGCCGCCCCTTGGAGTTCTGTCAATAACTGTACGGAGGGTGAAGCCCCCTGGCGGTTAAAAAGTGATTTAAACCAGAGAGGGTTTGTCGGTTCCGACGAAGAAATAGCCATACTGATGCGCGGCAGCGGGCTGATGTATGGCCGGGGAACGTTGATTTACAGGAATGGTCGGTTACAGGAGAAACAACATGATGCGATCAGCCAGCGCTGGCCGGGTTGGTCGTGAGTATTTTTGATTTAAGTGTTAGATATTGCGGAACATTCTTATGTTTCTGTTTTCAATTCTCAAAATGTGATTTACTCTGCACTGTATCTTTATACAGTGATTTGCGTGGGAGGATATTAGTGCAGGATTTATTTGTTGAGACTATTGCGCTTCAGCGGATTGCGTTATTTACAAAGTTGGTTGCTCGGGGGAATTGCTCTGTTGATGAAAAAGACGTGGCGATAGCATGGCTGGGGGAGTTGACGGAGGCGTTATCCAGAAAGCTGGATGAGAATGAAGCTAATAGCCCCCAGTGCGGGGGCATTTCACGCGGCGGGTGTGGCTTTCAGTAGATCAAGCGCCATCTGCTTCTGAACAGGTGACAGGTTGTTAAGCAGAGCCTGAACCATCGCATCACCTGTTTTCGCACTCGGGCTGAGAGTGTGGGAAAAAGTCAGGTTCATAACAAAAGTATGCCCACACTCTACGTCCGCGCAGGCGCAGTAAATATCAGCAATCTGCCGGTGCTTCCGGTTTGTCTTACGAATAACCGCCTTTGAGCCGCATTCCGGGCATTCGATTTTCAGCACGCGCATATTCCACTCTCCAGCTGTCAAAATATGCCTGGATTTTAGCCTTTTTTGTCTCATGCCGCATCCTTATCCGTTGTTTCAGCTGAAAAATGTAGGTGCAGTCGTGGAGGAACGTCGGGATCGCCGTTGATGGCCATAGCCAGGCGGCGCTGGATAGGGCGTACTTCGTTGCGTTTATAGGTTCGCTCTGTCTTTTCCGGGTCGCCCAGTCCCGCTGCATTTTGCGGCACGATACCTGCCAGCCCGGCCGGAAAGCGGTGCGCATTAAGAATGTCCTGGGCGCTGATGTTCTTCACGTTGGCAAATTCATCCTTTGCAGAAATATCGCCCATTTCAATGAATTTGATGGCGTCGCCCTCACCACCAGGGATATTCACCAGGATGGTGGAGAAGTTGCCGATCCCCTTGCTGTCACGCAGCTGCTGTTCAATCTCTTCCTCCATCTCGTCCGTCATGCTGGGGTCGCGGGTGTAGAGGATGCCGCCCGTATGCGCCCCATTGTGGTAGTAGCGACGGCGGAAAATAACGGCTTCACTGTTGAGCAGCGCAGAATGAACGCCGCCGATGTAGTCAGGCAGGCCGTAGATATGCTGCTGCGGGTCGTACATCTTGATGAAAATAATGTCCTCTTCCGGGTAAGCCAGCGGTTCTCCTTCCTGTAGTACCACGTAGTCACCAGGAACCGGCTGCGCGTTCTCCCTGTCCTTACGGCGTCGCATGTAAAGGCCCGGCAGCGGTGCCAGGTCGATAACATCACCCCAGCCGTTGCGGACTTTTGCAATGGCGATATCACCGAAAGTCAGAAAATCAAACACCGCCGCGTCAAGTTCGTCATGGGTCAGGCCACCGCTGATGTAGTCCGATATCACCATATTTTTCCGGGCGTGCAGGATGCCACCGTGCTGGCCGTTCAGGTTAATCAGCTGCGCCAGCGCCAGGCGGTCTATTGGCTGGGTGTAGTGATCGGCGGCGTTGTCGTACCAGATATCCCGGTAATCCGTACCGGTAGTCAGCACCGGCTCGGGTTTGCCGAACGAAATAATGCTCATCTTTTTGGCTTTATCGCCGCGCTTGTTACGGGCGGTATATCGTTTTTTCGTCATGCTGCCTTCTTCATTCCCCAACGGGATTTTGGTTTATTTTCGTAGTTCAGCGGTTCGTTGTGCAGGGCGTGGGTGATCGCCCAGAATGATTCTGCGTGGCCCGTCTCCGGGCTGCGGTCTGCAACAAAGGTCATGGCGTTACCGCTTTGTGTGGTGGTGCGCCGGATGGCCATAAAGCTGGCCGGGATCTCCTTCAGCTCTTTGTCCCACTCAATGCGCTGACTTTCCACCACGTCCGCGGCTTTCAGTACCAGCTGGTTTTTGGTGCTCATGTCGTAGCGAATGGGAACAGCCACGCGCATGGCAAAGTGCTGGATATTGTCAAAGACGCCCTGGCCGATGCCGGTCACGTCAATACCCAGGTAGGTGAAGTTGTAGCGCTTAAACAGCGTCTCTATCTGCTGGGCCTGCCAGCGGAAGTTCATCCCCTTCCAGTTAAAGACGGCCAGCACGCGGAATTTTTCTGCGGCCAGCACCGGGGGAGCCAGTATCACAAAACAGCTCAGGTCACCGCTGCGGGCCGGGTCGAAACCGCCCCATACCGGGCGGTTGCCGAACGGCCGCGCGGCATTCGGGTCGTGATCCTGCCAGGCTTCAACTTCAACGGCGCAGCCTTCCAGGTCAGAGAAGCTGAAAACGCTGTCCTTGCTGTCAACGAACACGCACATGTAGAGCATGTTGAAGGTGGTGTCGTTGTAGCGGTTGCGAAGTTTCTCGATGTTGGCCAGGTTGAAGCCGCCCGCGATCGCATCTTCCATCGTGATGACGTAGCGCCACTGGCCATCAGGGCAGGTGCGCCCGCCGTCGCGCATTTCTTCAAAGGTCGGAAACTTAACGGCCGCGCGCTTTTTGCTGCCTTTCTTCCACTCTTCGCCCGTCCAGAACGGGTAAGCCTGGTGCGTCTTAGCCGACGGCGTGGAAAAGTAGGTGGTGCGCCACTTATCGTGCGTGGCCATTGCGCTGGCCACCTCGTTCAGTTTGGCGAAGTTCGGCACCCAGAAATATTCATCGCAGTACAGATGGCCGCTGTAGGACTGCGCGGTGTTTTTGTTGGTAGATAGAAAGCGCAGCTCGGCGCCGTTGCTGAGCCGGATCGGGTTACCTGTCAGCGTGATGCCGAAGTACTGCTCTGCGATGTTGACGATGTAGGAGCGGAATACCTCCGCCTGGGGCTTGGATGCTGACAGGAATATTTGCGGGTCGCCGGTGACCACGGCGTTTTCGAACGCCTCAAACGCAAAATACCAGGTCGCGCCGATCTGCCTGGACTTCAGGATGTTACGCACCTGCTGGCCGATGTTCAGACGCAGGTGCTTCTGGTAGTCGAAAAGGTGCTCATCCGCCCAGGCGTCGAAGTCATCCTGAGTCAGCGAGGAAATATCGTTTTTTTTGTACCGGCGCTTTTTGCGCGGTTGGCCGTCGTCGCTGTCGTCGGCGTGTTCCGCGCGGGCGCCCTGGCGCTCCGCCAGCTTCTCCTTATGCTTGTTGCTCTGCGCCCGCAGTTTGGTGGCGTGCGCGATGAGCATGTCCATTTCTTTCAGGTCGGTGTCGGTCTTGCCGTCGCGGCTGGCAAGCAGCTGGTAGCGGCGTTCAATCGCCTCCTCAGTGCTTTCAAAACTGAGCAGATCCGCCCAGCCATCTTTATGCGCCCAGTAGTAAATGATCCGCGCATTCGGCAGATTTAATTCTGATGCAATTTCTTTTGGCGTATAGCGGCGCAGATAAAGTGCCCGCGCAACGCCTTTTAATTCGTCGGAGTATTTAGCCATAGATTTAATTATGCCGTGGCCTGAATTAAAAAACGGTTGTCGATGTTCGGGGTTATTCGGAATAAGCGCTTAACCGAATTAACCAGAATTAAGCTGGATGCGGTCTGGGGATTATTTCGCAATAATTCAGTTCACAGCATGAGATTCATTAAATCGGCAGGGGAGGGAATATGTGTCGCATTTAAAAACGGGTTGGCTGTGCGTCGCGACTGAAGGCGATACGGTTGACGGGCGGGTGATTGAGCGACAGTGGATTATCGACATGGGGGAAACCTACGACGCTAATCATTATGCCGCCCTGCTGTGGCCGGAGCATGAGCGCGATTTCGGGAATTTTGGCGAGGTGCTGGAAGCTGAATGGCATGAGGGTGAAGACGGGCTGGCGAGATTGTTTGTCAGTATCCGCCCGAATAAGCGCCTGATTTATGCCAATGACGAAGGTCAGTTGTTGTTTTTCTCCGTAGAGCCGGAGCTGAACTGGCGAGGCGGTGAGCGCACCTATCTGATGGGGCTGGGTGTCACGGATAATCCGGCCAGCACAGGCACAACAAGACTGCGATTCGGTCGCCGTCGATTGAACAGGCAGGGATATTACAGTGGTGTGATCTCCCGTGATGGCAAAATTAAACAGGATGGACTGATGAAAAACTGGCAAAAACTTTTTGGTCTGAAGCCGAAGTTTGAAAACGAAAACCCGGCTGACGATACGCCAGCGGGTGATGATAAGTTGCAGGCGCTGGCCAGCGCATTAAACGATCTGGAAGCGCGTGTGGGGGCTATCGAAACGAAGCTTAATTCTGTACAGGACGATGTTGATACCATTTCTGAAGTGGTCGATACCGAAGAGTTTGCCGCTATTCGTGATAATGCGGCAGAAATTGTGACCCGCTTTAATGAACTGGGTAATAACGGTAAACGTAAACAGCGTCAGATCCCAGGCAAGGCCGGAAAATTTAATTTCCTGTAATTGTTCGCGCTGCGAATAACGTAGAAACAAAATTTATTATCGCTTAATGGCGAGGGAGTTTTATGCACCTTAATAACCGTGCGCGGGAATTACTGGACAGATATTCGGCGGGGATGGCGCAGCAGTTTGGGGCGCGTGATACCAGCCGTTATTTTGCCCTGAATGACCCGCAGGAAAATGCGTTGCGTCTGGCCCTGCTGGAATCGGTGGAGTTCCTGAACATGATCACCTGTCTGGACGTTGACCAGCTGAGTGGCCAGGTGATTTCCGTAGGGTCGTCTGTACTGCATACCGGCCGCAGCGAAAATGGGCGCTTTATCCGTCAGGTCGGCGTGGACGGTAACGATTATTCCCTGGTGGAAACAGACAGTTGTGCCGCCCTGCGCTGGGATCTGCTTTCCGTCTGGGCGAATGCCGGGAAAGAAGAGAATGAGTTTTACAACCTGGTGCAGGCGTTTACCACCCAGGCGTTTGCGCTGGACATGCTGCGCATTGGCTTTAACGGTAAGAGTCGCGCCAAAACCACCGATCCGACTGCGAATCCGAACGGTGAAGACGTCAACATCGGCTGGCATGAGCGCATGAAAACGCTGCTCAATGGCAACCAGATTATGACCGATCCGGTCGTGCTGGATGATGCCGGAGATTATCACTCTCTGGATGCGATGGCGTCAGACCTGATTAACGCCAAAATTCCGGCGCAGTTCCGCAATGACCCGCGTCTGGTGGTGCTGGTCGGGGCCGATCTGGTTGCGGCGGAGCAGTACCGGCTGTATCAGGCGGCAGACCGTCCGACTGAGAAGATTGCCGCGCAGCTGCTGGGTAACACTATCGCGGGCCGTAAGGCCATTATCCCGCCGTTTATGCCGGGCAAGCGCATGGTTGTTACGCCGCTCAGTAACCTGCACATCTACACCCAGCGTAACACCCGTCAGCGTAAGGCCGAGTTTGTTGATGACCGTAAGCAGTTTGAAAACAAATACCTGCGCAACGAAGGTTACGCCGTTGAGGTGCCGGAATTGTACGCCGCGATCGACGAGTCAGCCGTGACCATCGGCAAGGTCAGTGAGCAGCCGGAGGGCTAATAAATGGCACTTTCTCCCGCGCAGCGACACAGTCAGCGCATCGCCACTGAACGCCAGTTACAGCGCAGTCAGGCCGTGGACAGCAGTGAGAGTATGCACATTCTGGTAAAAGCGCTGGAAAAGGACGTGGAGCAGGCACGTAGCATTCAGTTTATTCCCGATCGCATTGTGTTTAAGCGCGATGTGTTGCTGCCTCGCTGGGTACCCACGGTGGAAGCCTATCTGGTCAGCGGCCAGATATACGCAAACCCGGTTTTCGCATGGTGCGTGATCTGGCTGTTTGATGTGGGAAATCTGGATAAGGCGCTTGACTGGGCGGATATCGCAATCAGCCAGCAGCAGGCCACGCCTGATCGTCTGCGCAGCAACTTTCCCACGTTCGTGGCCGATACGATGCTGGCGTGGGCGGAAGAGTCTGCCGGACGCGGGGAAAGTATCGAACCGTATTTTTCGCGCACCTTTGAGCGCGTCGCCAATACCTGGAGGCTGCATGAGCAAGTCACGGCGAAGTGGTTCAAGTTCGCCGGACTGGAACTGCTGCGTAATGAGGATGGCCAGAAGACGGCGGCGGGCGTGGACGATATCGACACGCTGGAAAAAGCCGATCGGTTACTGGCTGTCGCGGAACAGCACTATTTCAAAATCGGCGTGAAAACAGCCCGGCAGACCATCGCCGCACGTCTGCGCAAACTGACGCAAGGCTGACGACTACCAACCGCCAGACGGGCGCGGTGGAGGGCAAATCACTGTTGTGAATTTGCGCCGTGGAAACCGGTCAGCCCGTCTTTTTAAGGGGGATTTATGTTCAGTGGCAACCCGATTGATTACCAGGATGAGCAACTGAGCAATAACGGATTCTGGCCGGACTTAAACCTTAAGGATTTTCAGGCACAGCGCTCCCTGCCGCCAGATATCGACGCAGAAACACTCGCGCAGGCGCTGTTGAGTGCTGTGATGGAAGTTAACGCAGAGCTGGAAGGGGTACAGGCCGGATATCTGGCAAAAGGGCATCTGACGGCAGAAGCGGTGCCGGGTGTCACGATGAATGGCCTGAACGGTTTATGCGCCCAGTACACCAAAGCGGTGTTTGCGCGGGGAAAGGCGGATTTGCTGGGCGAGTTCGCCACCATCGGGCGGCGTGACTCGCACCCGGGGCAGGAAAGCGCGGAGACCCGCGCGGGGCTGTTAACTGAAGCCTCGGTGGTGATCCGCAGAATGAAGGGGCTGAAGAGAGCAACGGTGAAAAAGGTATGAAAAACACACAGCTGGAATCACTGACCGCCTTTTTCAGGGAAAACGTACCCGCCCGCGCAATGGGGGCATTTACCAGCGTCATGGACGAAATGCAGTTTATTCCCGCCGCAAAGGATTTGGGGCTGGAACAGTACCGCCAGGCGGTTATCCGTTACAGCGCTGTGCTTTCCTGGGAGCGCTTTCCGTACCGGATTTGCGATCCGCGCCTGCTGTTTTCGCTGATGGCCGCGTGGCTTGACGACACAGACCGGGAATTGTTCGACGAGCTGGGGATTAATGAGGCTGATCCCGACTGGGATGTGTCGGTGGACAGCGAAGAGACGGCCACGGTGATAGTCAGTGTCCCGATGGTGGAAGAGCTGGTTCTGGTGCCTGATGAAAAAGGGGCCATTCCGTGGCAGGGGCAACGCTGGCGACTGGCTGACCCTGAGATCTGGACGGCATTCAGTGCGCAGATTTATGGCGCTGACAGCACCGGTGCGCCGGTAGGGGATGCCTGATGATTATCGGCGGCGAGCTGAACAAATCCCAGCTTGCGGAACTGCGCCGGACGCTGGCCCGCGCAGACCTGCCAAAAGCGAAGCGGCAGCGCCTGCTGTGGCGTCTGGCCAAATACGGGCTAATCGCATCCGCAAAGCGAAACGTCCGCAATCAGGCCGATCCGGACGGGGAAGCCTGGCCGGGGCGCAGGACGAAGCGCAAAGGCAAAATGCTGCGCAACCTGCCGAAGCTGCTGCATATCCGGGATATGCCGGAAATCAGCGCGGTGCGGGTGTATCTCCAGGGAGGTGGTTATCACAACGGCACAGGGGATGTGCCAGCTGGGGTGGTGGCATACAGCCAGCAAAACGGAATGAGCGTCAGGGTCAACCGCAGCAGCGTCAGGCGCGGCAGTCGCGCCGGGCAGATGGCGACACCTGCGCAGGTGAAACGTCTGCGGGCGCTGGGCTACCGGGTCAGGAAGGGTAAGCGCTGGCGCAAGCCCACGGCCAAAGAACTGCTGGCGTCAATGTCCTATGACCAGGCCGGTCTGCTGATCCGCAAACTGTCGGGCAAAGCAGTAAAGGACAGCTGGACGATTGATCTGCCAGCCCGTGAGTTTCTGGGTATGAGCGACGAGGATTTCAGCCAGGCGCTGGCCCGTCAGTTACAGGGGATTGGCTTCGGCTGGGATGTAAGAGCACAGGATATAAGGGGACGAAATGGCGTGGCCTAATGTTGGGGTGAACCAGCTGAATCAGCAGCAGGGCGAAACCACGGAAGTGGAACGCGTGTTGCTGTTTGTCGGCCGGGGAACCGTGAATACCGGTAAAACGTTGCCGGTGAACAGCCAGAGCGATCTGGATGTGTTGCTGGGTGAGGCTGACAGCGATCTGAAACGTCAGCTGACTGCGGCCCGCGACAATGCCGGGCAAAACTGGTGGGCGTTTGTGCGGGTGCTGGATGAGGGCGGGAAGTGGACAGATGCCGTGCAGGATGCGCAACAGGTGGCCTCTGTGGAAGGTGTGGTGCTGTGCGATGCGGTTTCAGAGAAGGCCGTCATCAATGAAGCCATCGCACTGCGCAGCCACCTGATCGCGAAATATGGCCGCTGGGTGTGGTTTATCCTGGCCGTTCAGGCGATGCAGGGGGACGAAGCCCAGGCCGATTATCTGACGCGACTGACTGCGCTACAGGCAGGGATAGTTGAAAAAGCTGTCTGTCTGGTGCCGGTGCTGTGGGGCAATGAGCCGGGCGTACTTGCCGGGCGGCTCTGTAACCGCGCCGTGACTATCGCCGACAGCCCGGCGCGGGTGAAAACCGGGGCGCTGGTCAGCATGGGAAGTGATGATGTGCCAGTGGATGGCGACGGCATATCGCTTCAGCTGGCCACGCTTCAGGCGCTCGAAGCCCAGCGATTCAGTGTGCCGATGTGGTATGCGGACTATGACGGTTATTACTGGTCTGACTGCCGCACGCTGGACGCAGAGGGCGGCGACTATCAGGCACTGGAGATGGTGCGGATCGTCGATAAGGTAGCCCGCCGCGTGCGATTGCTGGCCATTGCCAAAATTGCCGATCGGGCGCTGAACAGCACGCCGGGAAGTATTGCGGCAAACCAGCTGTATTTTGCCCGGCCGCTGCGCGAGATGTCGAAGTCCAGCGAAATTAACGGGGTGCAGTTTCCAGGTGAGGTCAAATCACCGAAAGACGGCGATGTGACCATTGTCTGGAAAACGCGCAAAAAAGTGGAGGTTTATGTGGTGATCCGTCCGTATGAGATGCCGCTGGAAATCACCATCAATCTGATGCTGGATGCCAGCCTTGAGGGGGCCGCATGAGTAAGCGTATTTCCGGGGCGTCGTTTGACACCTACTGGGGAACGGATTTGATCCACGTCGAAAAGCTGACGCTGGATATTACGGATAACACTGCGCTGGCGCAGACGAAGGGGGTGCCGGATGGCTATGTGGACGGGGATGTGTCCGCTGAAGGGGAAATTGAACTGTCCATCAAGTCACTGGCCACCCTCAAGGCGCAGGCCAGTTCGGCGGGGTCGTGGCGCGGGATCCCGGTTGCAGACATGCTCTTTTATGGCAAGGCCGGAGAGGAAGAGGCCAAAATTGAAGCCTTTGGCGTCAAGCTGGTACTGAGCAGCATCCTCGACCTCGATCCGAAGGGTGGGGCGCTGTCCACCCGCAAGGTCAAGGTGCTGGTCACTGACCCGCGCTTTATCAACATTGACGGCATTCCGTACCTGGAGCCGGAAACCACGCAGAGCCTGATTGCGTCTTAAGGGAGAGTTATGCAGGAGTACGAAAAGGGGTTTATCACGCTGGCCATCATGGGGGCGCTGATTGCGCTGGGTAAGATGCTGACCAGTAATGAGCCGATTACCGCCCGCCTGATCCTGGGGCGCGTTATCGTCGGCAGTGCATTGTCTCTCGCCGCAGGCGTGGCGCTGTACTTTGTGCCGGATATCCACCCGCTGGCGCTGGCCGGGATTGGCTCCGCGCTGGGTATTGCGGGTCTGAACGGCGTGGAAGTGTGGCTGCGTAAAAAAGGCTTCGATTTGGGTAAAGGAGTCGGGAAATGACGTTAAGCGAAAAACAACAGCTGTTTGTGGTGATGGTGGCCAACCTGATCCACTGGGCCGAAGATCACGGCTACCGTCTGACGTTTGGTGAAGCCTACCGAACACCGGAGCAGGCGGCGCTGAATGCGAAAAAGGGCAGCGGGATTTCCAATAGTCTGCACACCCAGCGTCTGGCAGTGGATTTCAATCTGTTTGTGAACGGCCAGTATAAGACCCGCACAGAGGATTACCGCCCCCTGGGCGAATACTGGGAGTCGCTGGGCGGCAGCTGGGGCGGGCGCTTCAAAACCAACCCGGACGGCAATCACTTCAGCCTGGAACATAACGGGGTGCGCTGATGGAAAGGCTTGTCGCGGGTGTGCTGCTGCTTTGCGTGCTGGCATTTGCCGGAGGGTGGAAAGTGGCCACCTGGCAGCATGACAGCGTGACGCTGGCAATCAGCAAGGCGGCGACGGCTACCGGCAACCGCCTGGCGGACGCGGCCAGCCAGTCCGGACGCAGGCTGGAAGAGCAACTGGAGGCTTTGAAAAATGCGCCACCGCGTGAGATCCGCACTGAAGTGGTTAAGCCGGTGTTCACTAACGTGTGCATATCTGATGATTTTGTCCGCATGTACAACGACGCCGCCGCCAGTACCGAACGTGCGCTTTCAGGAAAACCTGAAAACTAAGTGTGCAGTGAGCCTGCCGAGGCTGGCAGGTAAAACGGGCAGGGATGCCGCAGAGCTATTAACGATTTATCTCGACCTTTACGGGCAGTGTGCCGCCCGTCATAACCAGCTGGTCGATGAAATTAATTTACGAGAGGATTTTCAGCATGGAAAAACAAATTATTGAACTGACCGTGGCCGGAAAGGATATTGCTTTTGAACCGAACATCGCCGCCTATAATAAATTAATTAATGATATGTCAATGGATAATAAAGTGTCTCCGGCACATAACTATCTGGTGCGTATTGTGACGGCGGAAACCAAAGAGAATCTGGCCGATATTCTGAAATTACCGGGCGCGGCGTTGCAGCTGGTTAACGAAGTGAATAAGCGCTTTGCGCCTGAGCTGGATGTTGTTGCAAAAAACTGAGCGCCCGGATTACCGCCATTAATCAGAACGGGATGGAGCAGTATTATATTTTGCGCAGACATTATTTACCACGCGGTGATGATTCACTGGATGATATTGCTGCTGCATTGTGGCTGGATAATCGCTACTGGGAAAATATGAGTGTGGCCGTAGCGAACGGAATTGGGACTGCTTTTAAGGGAAGCTAATGAACAGCCTGGATTTTACGTTAAGTCTGATTGATAAATTCACGCGCCCGCTCAGGGCCGCGCAGAATTCGGCTGTTCAGTTTGCGGATAAGTCCGTTCAGGCGTTTAAACGTATCGGTATCGGTGGCGCTGCCCTGTATGGCGTGGGGCAGTCCATCGGCGGAATGTTGGCACCGGCATTTGATATGTTTAACGCGCTTCAGGAGCAGTCCGCCAGGGGGATTGATTCTGGCGTGCTGAAGACTGTCCAGCGCGACGCGCTGGCCTTCAGCACCACTTACGGCACGGTGGCCACCGATTTTGTCAGTTCAACCGCAGAGATTAACAGTGCCATTGCCGGGCTGACCGGGCAGGAGCTGCCGAAGGTGACGAAGGTCGCCAACCTGATGGCGTTTGAGATGCAGTCCTCCACCGCTGAAACGGCTGAGTTTATGCGCCAGATGTTCGCTAATTTCCGCACTGATGCCGATTCGCTGGGAAAAGTGCAGTTTGCCGAGCAACTGGCCGGGAAAATGACGCTGATGCGCCAGCGCTTCGGACTGGAAATGGGGATGGTCAAAGACCTGATGGAAGGTGCTCGCGGCGCGGGCACCAACTACGGGGTCGGCATGAATGAGCAGTTGGCCGTAATGGGTGAGTTGAGTCGCACCCTGGGAACGGAAGCCAGCAGCGCCTACGAGGGCTTTATGACCTCAGCTATCGAGGGCGGTAAAAAGCTGGGCTTATCGTTCACGGATACGGCCGGGAAGATGCTCTCCATGCCGGATATTCTCACTAAGTTACAGGGGAAATACGGCCAGAGTCTGGAAGGCAACCTGAAAGCCCAGAAAGAGCTGGATGACGCCTTCGGCGACAGTTCGGCGGTGGTAAAGCAGCTTTACGGCAATGTGTCCGTGCTACAGCGCAATATCACCGAGTTGGGCGGCGCGGACGGGCTTAAACGCACCCAGGAGGCGGCAGCAAAACTGGTTAAACCGATGGATCGGTTTATGGCCATTATCCGGGCTATTCAGATTGCCATCGGGTTAACGCTGGTTCCGGCGCTTAACCCTCTGCTGGACTGGGCCGCGCGGATAGGCCAGACCTTTGCCCGCTGGATGAGCTTATTCCCAAATATCGCCCGCGTGGTGGGCTGGGTGGCAATGGCGGTACTGGGGTTTGCTGCGGTGGGGGCGATCCTGAATATTATCATGGGGCTGTCTGCTTTCATTCTGACGGGCTGGGGAGCCGCACTGAAACTGGTCAGTGGAGCGCTGACGGTGGTTCGTACGGCAGCGATGCTGACCGGTGCCGCCATTAACTTTATGAGCTGGCCGGTTTTGCTGGTTATCGGGGCCATCGCGCTGCTGGTCGCCGGGTGTTATCTGCTGGTTAAGCACTGGGACACGGTCAAAGCCGCTGTGATGGACACGGCCGCGTTTCAGGTTGTGGCACAGGCTGTCGGCTGGCTGGCGAATCTCTTTGCCTCCGTGTGGGAATATATTTCAGCGGGCTGGAATAGCTTTATTGCGCTGCTGACGGGATTTTCACCGCTCGACGCATTAAGCGGCATGGCGTCGGGAATAATGAAACTCTTTGACGGTATATGGCAGGCCATTAAAAAAAGTTTCAGCGCATCATGGAACTGGATTGTGGATAAATTGAACATGATCCCCGGTGTTAATATCAGCACCGCCACGACAACGCCACCCGTGACAGAAAATAAACTTTCAACGGGTGGGCAATTACGCAGCGTTGAGCCGGGCGGTATCAGCCGAACCATTAATAAAAACAACAATAATAAAGTGGATAAGCGTGGTAACAGCATCGGTACGGTGAATATTTATCCGCAGGAGCCATTTACACCGGGTAAATTGCAGGAGTGGCAGGAGATGGGATTATGAGTGATTTATTGTATATCGACCTGCTGATTACAAATAATGATTTTGTCCTGAATACCGGTAATGAGCCTGTTTTATGCAATAACCGCCAGAGTATCGGACAGGACGTGATTCACAGCATTATTGAAAGTGGACTGGCAACAGAATTAATTGCCGAACGTAGCCCGACGCTGCGGGGCGATATTTTTACCCGCATGGAATTGCTGATTGAAGATGATGAAAGGCTGATACCCGGCACAGTATCCATTACCGAAGAAACGCTGTCGCGCCTGTGGGTGACGGCAGATACCTATGATTTTGGGGCGCTGTCTCTGAGGGTGGATCTATGACGGAAAAACCGCAGGTGGATTTTGAAACCCTGGTCAATGAAAGCGGTATGCCCGCGACGGCCGACGAGGCCCGCACCCGGTTTAATGCGATCGCTGCTGAAGAGGGTATTATCACCAACACGTCAAAAATGTCGCCGTTCTGGCGGCTGATCACGGCTATTGTCACCGCGCCGGTGATGTGGCTGCGCGACGTGCTGATTTATACCGTGCTGGCCAATATGTTCGTGGCGACGGCATCCGGGCAGATGCTGCGTTTGCTGGCCTGGGCAGTCAATATTACCGTGAAACCGGCAACGGCCGCAGAGGGCGTTATTCGTTTCTACAAAAACTCACTGGCCGCAGCTGTCACGATTAAGGCCGGAACGCTGATTCAGACCGAGCGTATCAATGGCACGGTATATCGCCTGGCAGTAATGGAGGATTTTACCCTTACCGCAGGCACCGCCAGTGCACTGGTGCCGGTGAAAGCGGAGGGGACGGGCGGGGCGTATAACCTCGCGCCGGGCTATTACCGAATTTTGCCGGTGGCGGTGGCGGGTATCAGCCATGTGGTGAGTGAAGAAAACTGGCTGACGGTGCCGGGAGCGGATGAAGAGAGCGACGATGAACTGCGCGAACGCTGCCGTAACCAGTTCAACCTGGTGGGGAACTACCACACCGATGCGGTTTACCGCTCCATGATGGCGGGCATTGCCGGGCTGAGTATTGACCGCATCTACTTTGAGCATGACGCCCCGCGCGGGCCGGGAACGGCTAATGCTTATCTGCTGCTGGACAGCGGTGTGATTTCCGATCCGTTTGTGGCGGCGGTGAATGACTACATCAACACCCAGGGCCACCACGGACACGGCGATGATATGCAGTGTTTTGCCATGCCGGAAACAGCCCACGATCTGGATGTTGTTCTTTACCTGCCTGACCCGGACAACATGCTGGCCGATGAACGCGACGTGCTGCTGTCGGGGGTAGAAAATCTGGTGCGCTGCGCGTTCAGGGAAAACACGGATTATGACGTGAAGAAGACGTGGCCATACAGCCGGTTCTCTTTCTCTAATCTGGGCCGGGAGATCCACCGGACGTTTACGGCAGTGGATTCTGTCACCTTCTCGCTTCGGGATATTGTCAGCGATCTGAACGTCCCGCGTCTGGCCAACCTGAAGGTGAGTATCGAACATGACTGATTTTAATAAAAAAATGGCCGGACTAACGCTGCCGTCGTGGATGGACAAAGGCGAGCCGCGCAAGCTACTGAATACGGCCCGGCGCTACTGGAAGCTGGTGTGGCAGTGGATAACCTGGCCGGTGAACCAGTTCGACCCGCTGACCTGTTCGGAGTCGATTTTACGGCTGATGGCCTATGACCGGGATATTACCCGCTTCAACGGTGAACCGCTGTATCTGTTCAGAAAGCGCGTGGCATATGCCTTTGTGAATGCGGCGGACTCAGGCTCTATCGCCGGATTTATTGCCATCTTTGAACGCCTTGGCATCGGCTATGTGGAGCTGCTGGAACGCCAGCCGGACACAGACTGGGATGTGATTATTGTCCGCGTTTCGGACAGCCAGATTGCGCAGAACGCCGATCTGATGATGCAGATTATCCGCCAGTACGGCCGTACCTGCCGCCGCTATCGCTTTGAGGTAATGAACACGCTTCAGCTGTATATCAACGCCGGGTGGAATGACGGGGAATTAGTCTGCTATTACGCCGGGGAATATATCGGTGGGGAAAGAAGGCTGGACGGGGAATATATCTGTTTCCCGGCCAGTGATGGAATCAATGATAACGCCATGTTTGGCGCAAAACTGTAGGTATTATTTATGAGTCAGACGGTGATTACTTCCGCCTTTGAACAGTTAAAAGCCCAGGAAGCGGCAAACGGTGGGGTTGTTATTCTTGATGAATTCGTGTTTGCCAGTGTCCCAAATCTGGACATTGCCAGTCCGATTGATCGCGGCGAAGGGTTGCCAGATGAAGCGCTGATTGTCCATCGTCAGGCGGTGGGTAACACCGGGATGGTGAATAACAACGCCGTGGTTTACTCGGTGGTGATGGGTGCGGACGTGGGTGATTTTGACTTCAACTGGGTGGGCCTGGTCAACTCGGCTAACAATGTGGTGGCGATGATTGTCCATGCGCCCACGCAGAAGAAAATCAAAACGGCGACTGGCCAGCAGGGTAACGTTTTAACCCGCTCTTTCCTGATGGAATATAACGGCGCGTCAGTGCAGACCCAGATTATCACCCCGGCAGATACCTGGCAGATCGATTTCACAGCACGCCTGAATGCCGTGGATGAACGCATTCGTAAAGAGAATATTGATATTTACGGACAGGCCGCTTTTTTTGGTGATGGTTATCAGGTTGTCAGGAGTGGAGCCGGGTATTACGTCCATAAAGGAGCGGGTTACATTGCTGGTCTGCGCTCAGAGTTACTGTTTAATCAGGATATTGTTGTTACTGACAAACCTGCAAGGGTGTGGGTTGATCTCTGCTGGCAGGGGACGTTAACCAGCACATGGGATGCATACAGCCAGATTCGGGTTGCGGCAGAACTGAGCGATTATATTGATGGTGATGAATTCCACTATGTTTTTGCCATTGCTGACATTATGGCCGATGGTTCAGTTAACGACCTGCGACCGGTCAGTGCAATTTCCGAATTGTCAAATATTACGCCAGAAGAGAACACGTTCCCTTATTTTGATGACCGTGCCGAAATGAAACTGGCCCGTGCCAGCGAATTTTCCAGGGGGATGATGGCTAAAGAGGAAGCAACGGAACTTCTGGAATATCTGGAGTTGAGAAAACCAGGCGGAGCCAGGCATGTTTTTCTTGATGATGCAGGCACCGTCAGTGATGTGATTTCCTGGGAAACGCCGGAAAAATACTATGATGCTTCTCATGGCTTTGATGACACTATTTCTGTGCAGCGTGCCATTGATGCTGCGGGCGATGGAACCGTACTGTTTGAGAACCGAACCTATAACATTACGCGTTTGCTTATCAGTAAATCCGTGACCTTGCGCGGGCAGGGAAAGCGCTCGAAAACTATCCTGAAAGCCACTGACGGCAGTCCGGGAAGCCTGATTGCTATTGGTAAAGGGAACGCTGCCCCGACCCTGGATAATATTAATCTTATAGGGGACTGGACTGACAGAGGCACGTTAAAAAATCCGGTTGCCCCTGTCAGTGGGCCCCTGAATGCGATTTATATTGAACAGTCTGATTCTTATTCCGTCTCTGTACAGTTGCGTGATTCCACTATTGTTGGATTTTCGGGGTACGGGCTGTACGCAAAGAAATCCCGGAATATGGGTATGCTGCGCTATAGCAGTATTCTTTCATGTGCAAAGCAGTGTGTTTATCTTCTGTCGGCAGTTGACTGGATGTTTATTGACTGTTCCTTTGGCCGTTCGCTGACTGACGGACTCTATCTGAATTGCGATTCCGTCAGGATGATTAACTGTGAGTCTTATGAAAATCAGGGCAAGGGAATTGTTATGGGGCCGCTGGCCACTGTCAGTAAGCTGATCTGCAATCATATTAACTCAAATAAAAAAGACGGGATTCATTATGATAATCTGGGCGGGGCAGAGTCTCATGTACTGGTATCAAATGTTTTCTTTGCAAATGGTTCGGAATCCTTAACGGAAGATGATGTTATCCGAAATGGCTATGCAAATATCAGGGTAACATCCTCAGTCAGACTTTTTAAAGCGATGGCCAATGGTCATTTTAATTATGATGATTCTCAGAATAAGCGTGTAGCCTATATCTTTGCAGCGGCATCCACCGGCTCATCAACGAACTGGGATGCATCAGATGATATGATCAATCCGGTTGCGACTGGTCTGTCGTCGCAATCGGCTGCGATTGGAGTGTCGAACTACCCTGCTCGGGTATCCTGGTCAGATAATGGCGTGGAGGTGAGAAGTTCAGCCCGAACAACAACACAAAAAGTCCCGGATGCCAGTGCTATTGCTTATGGTGTGATTCAGGGTGGGGAAAGTAAGCCCCGATACGGCGTTTCTGCTTCCGGCCTGTATCTTGGGGATGGTGTAACCGACCCGGCAAGGCGGATCTCCTGGAGCAGAACAAAGCTTTATCTGGATGAACTGGGTGGGCAGACAGTCGTTTATAAAGAGATAAATCCCGGTGCGGTTTTTGATGTCAAAAACCTGCCTTATGAATATTACAGCCTGTCATCTGAAGATGCTTATTTTACGCTTCCAGATGCCAGTACGGTTGTGAGTGGGTTTAAAATAAGGTTCAAGAAAATAGTAAAGTCCGCCAGTTATACGATAAGAACCAGTGCAGAGCAGACTATTTATGGCGCTGACGGTGGGGGGCTTTCTGTGGTTGTGTTATCCGACCCCGGAGCTTATGAATTTATATGGAACTCGGCGCGTCGCTGCTGGATTGCAGCATAATATTATTAATTATGGGGGATGTATGACGAGTAAGGTTTATTTGCCGGACTTGTTGTCTGTAATTGATGTGGTTTCAGAGGAAAGTAAATACGGTCTTAAATACTTTTTTCTTTCTGATATCGAAGCTGCATTGAAAAATAAAGGGATTGTGGCAGACCGGAAGAGTATCATCGGGGTTATTGCCGATAACCTCACGTCAGAATGGATTGATAAAACACCAGAAGGAGAAGAGGATAATTTTTGGGTGAAAAATAACGGATAATGAAATGGATATATGCTGATATTGCCTTTCGCGAGGATATTTCGCAACTGGGTTGCTCTGTTGTCGCCGCTCATCCCTGGATTTATGGCATTGGCCAGCAGACTGAAAATGGCTCATACCTGAGTCCGGGAAATGCCGTCAATTATCTTTCCGGCATATTATCAGGCGTAAATCAGGCATCTGAGGTCGTCATCTTTCTGGTGTGTGGAAACAACCATGACGATTTTATGCAAAATCTGGGCGCGTTCACTGCCATATTGCCATTTCCGGCTTTGAATCAGGTTAAGCGCCTGGCTCAGTCAGCGGCTGATCTGGAACATGAAAAAATGCTGATCCCGGCCGCAGCAATGGCATCCCCGGCATCCATGCCACTTTCAACACTGACAACCCGTTCTGCGCTGAATGCACAACGTGTCGCGGAAGCGCAGGCGCAGGCCGCATCCGGATTCAGCCTGGCGAGCGCAAAGGCGGCGCTGGCCGACTTTATCCGGGAAAGAGCCGGTATTCTTGACGAGGTGGCCAGCGGGCTGGATGCGCTGAAGGACAAAAGCGCCCGCGCCTGGACGTTTACCGCGCAGGGCGATATCACTACTACGCTGCGCAGCATGATGAAGGACATACCGGCCGCATCGGCGGTGCATTGTGCCGCCGTGATGATGGTCGGGGAAAATCTGGCAGGACTCAGGGAGATGATACATGAACTCGATAGCGACGCTGGCGCTTAACGGCGAAGGTATCCCGCTGAAAAACATGCGGGTCACGCTGACTATGCAGTTTCAGGACAAGGAACAGTCCGGGCAGACGAGTTCAACCGCCAGGGCAGAGCAGGGAACGAAGGGCAAAGAGCTGCGCGTATCCGGCGAAGTGCCGTTTAAGACCCCGGAGGTACTAAAGCGCATTTTTGAGCTGGCCAGCGCCACCGGCGACGATGGCCAGCGGCAGAAATACCGGGTTGCGCACGATGCAGCACGGGCAGTGGGCTTTCGTGAGGCCACGTTTACCGGGAGCCTGGATGCGCCGCAGCAGGAGGGCCGCATGTCCTGGCTGGTCACGTTCACGCTGACCGAATTTATCAGCGTGCCGGAAAAGCGGGAAGAACGCGCGGCCGGGAAGGTCTCAGCGAAAAAGCAAGTGCCGGGTAGTAGTGGCGGTGCGGGCGGAGGGGCAACCACTGCCGGGGAAAGTGACGAAAAACTGACGTGGTTTGAAAGCAAGGTGCTTAAGCCCGTAAACGATGCGCTGGGGTAATGTGTGAAGCCAATTCAACGAGTTTATTTATCAACGCAGCAGGTTCACTGCCCGGATCTCGATCTGGTGCTGGAACTGAACGGCTGCGGCCGGGGATTTATCACCGCCCAGACGGAGCAGGACTACACCGGCAAATTAGTGCGGGTTGATGTGGGCTATACCGATCTGCTGCTGCGCTGGTTTACCGGGTACGTTGAGCGCTCCCAGCCTGCGGAAAACGGCTTTCAGCGCCTCTTCGTGCGCGAGCTGGCGGGCGTATTCGATAAGTTGTGGCCATGCTCCATGCAGCACCCGACACTGAAACAAATTGGCGGCTGGCTGGCAGAGCAGAGCGGCATCACAATTCAGGTGCCGGATACCGAGTACGCAACCACGCCGATCCCCCACTTCACCCACAGCGGCACCGGCTTTCAGCTGCTGAACGGGTTGGGGCAGGCATTCAGCATACCGGACTATATCTGGCATCCGCTGCCGGACGGCGGGCTGTACCTGGGCGGCGCTGACGGGGCCATGTTCGCCGGGCGCGATGTGGAGATCCCCGCTGAATTTGCCAAAAGCATCGCGGGCGGTAACAGCATGACGCTGCCAGTTGTGCAGAGCCTGCGGCCTGGCGTGGAGATGAACGGCCAGCGCGTGACCCGCGTCCACCTGCAAAATGCCGATATGACCGTGACCTGGACGCCGCGCAACCGGCAGACCGGCGAGCCGCTCCAGAAAACGCCGCTTCAGCGCCAGATTGAGGCATATTACCCGGAGCTGGCCAGCGGGCTGCATACGCCGAAGATGGGCCGGGTTGTGGCGCATACCGAACCCGTCAGCAGCGGCAATTTTGCCGATCCGTTCCGCCCGCGCTACGCCGTGGATGTTCAGCTACTTGATGCTGACGGCGGGGCAGATGGCAAAACGCCGGTTTACGCCGCCGTGCCGCTGCCGGTGCCGATGGCAGGTCACGACTCCGGGTTGTTCCAGTTCCCGGCGCTGGGGACGCTGGTCGAAATCGGATTCACAGGCGGGCGCCCGGACAAGCCGTTCATCCGTGGCAGTCACCCCGATGGCACAAGCCTGCCAGACCTGAAGCCGGGAGAGCAGCTACAGCAGCAGCGTGAAGAGGTATCGCAGCGCGTCACCCAGGCCGGAGACTGGGAACGGAAAACCGATCAGGTTATCCGCGATACCTCAATGGCCAGGGAGGTGACCGCAGACACTGAGCGCCGGGAGGTGGTCACCCGCGAAACGATGGTGAAGGCCACCGACAAAACCACGGTGATCGGCACGACGCAGCTGACAGCCGGTGCCGTTCAGCACGTCGTGACCGGCGATTATGCCGTGGCCGCAGGCAGGAACCGCCTTGCGGCAATCAGCGGTGATGATGAAACTGAAGTGGCCGGACAGCAGACCACGACCACCGGCAAAGACCTGGTGGAGAAGATTGGCGCAATACGCCGCAGCGTCGCCGCCGTGCAGCAGCAGATAGTTGCGCCGGTGGTCTGGCTGGGGTCAGAGCAGATCAACGTTACCCAGCTGATGCTGGACACCATGGACGTGGTGAAGGAGCTGGCCACGCTCACCGCCAGCCATACCCACCCCGACACCGGACCGCCAACTAACGCCGGCGCCATTGAGGGGGTGGCGGCTAAGACCGATACGCTCAACGCGAAATACTCCCCCGTCATCGCTAAGTAACCTCTTCCATATGGCCCGCGTAATGCGGGCTTTTTTGTACCCGTCACCAGACCGCGCCAGACGCCCAAGAACGCCACGAACACCCAATCCAACGCCGGGCTAGGCCAGAAATAGATCACCGCAGCAGATGGCGACACGCTGCGCCACAGCCTGGCAAAATAAATCTTTCCCGGACGAAATCGGCGCTACACCGCACCCGCCTGCACTTTTGGGATCGTAAAAAATTTTCAGTCGGGATTTTTTACAAACGGCCCCGCCAGCCCGCGCCACGGCTGGGCCGCTGCCGCTGGCCGTAAACTGAAAAGAGTGAAAAGAATTTCACTATTTTTCAGTTAAAAGGATCTGCGGAGGATCTGGGTAAAGTGTTAACTATCAGATAAGAAAGGAAGTTTTCTATTTTATGTGAGTGGCAAGGATCATTTTGATGGTTGAGATGAAGAATAAGGAAAACCCGCTAGGCCAGAGTTGATGCGGGTTAGGGGAGGTGTAGGAAGCGTATAACGGGTGAAAATTAAGAGACAGTTACGTGTGTTAAGTAGAAGGGGACTGTTTTGCTCACTACACTTCCATAGTTTCCAGCTGCGTAAACCTTATACTTATCGTTAAGTAACGTACGGCTAACAACCTTTAATACTGCTCCTGTTTGAATAAGTACTTCTTTTTCATGCCCTTTATCAGTCCCGTCAATTCTGAATATAAAAGCATTGTGAGTCATTGAATATGCAGACAATATGATCAAGTTTGCTTCATTGTCATGATAAAATTTATCGCGCCACTCGCCGTTTCTGGTGGCCATGCAAGGTGAAAGGGAGGTTGATAATGGTCTTGTTGTAGTCAAAGATTCATCAACTTGAACTCCTCTTAAAAGTCCCCCTCCATGAAACAGAATTTGACCATCGGCTAAAGGCGCACCGGAAGAGACTAGTGCGATATTTACCTTGTGCATATCTATATTGGGACCATATAAGCGCTGATATTCAGATAGAACGGCAGGGGTTTTACTTGGCATCAGACTACGTGCAGCATTGTACATTGAGCCTAAGTCATTCAATGAAACATCTACTAAGCGGTCTATTTCCTTATCATACTGCCTATTGGCTAAGTAATATGCGGCCTTATCTGGTGAGTTGATCACATCTACACGTCTAACTTTAACAGGCTCTGAACAAAGGAGCGGATGAGTACCTGTCGCCAGGCGCTCTTGAGCTTCGCTTTGAGTAGCTGCTCGTGTCTCCCAAACTTCATAAGGAGTTAGAAATTGATTGATTATTGGTAGTGGCATTTTGATTCCTTCAGTACCTTTTTGCATTTATTCACCTTCCTTTGTTTTACATTTTATTAACACTTGTGTTTATGATTGATTTTTATTAGTTGGCTGAAGAAGTTCAGAGCCTTTAGAATTTTCTGAGTGCGAAACGCGGATGGAATCAGCGGCCTCAATGATTTTGAGTGCATCCTCGGTTGAAATACCTCTCAACTCAAAGAGCTTGCGGTCTGCTGAAACTTCAATTTTGATGCTGTGCTTTCTCTGTAGCATATCCAGTACCTTAAAGAACCAATGGAGCATAAGCCTTACTACGCTCGAAAACGACGCTGAGTAACTCTTTGATGGTGTTAGGTTTCGCTGAGAAACTATGCACTGTACCTGCATGTAACCCAACATCGGCAAACCCGTCGATGAATGCCTGTTTTAAATCCTCAGGAACGTATAGGTTAAAGGAATCGTACGTGGATTTTCTGCCTGATGCCATTGCTATTGCCTCAAATTGTTGGAGAGGAATCTCTGTCGCCACTTTGCCGCCAAAAGGGCATAGAGCGCTTTGTAATTGGTTGATTTAGAATGGGTAAAATAACAGGCAACAAAAAACCCATCAACCTTGAACCGAAGTGGCGGGGTTGATGGGCTCCACAAAATGGGGACATCAAAGAAAAGCAGTGGCATTACTTATGACTGATGCCCTGAGAAAAAGTTCTGCCTGTGACGGCTTTTTTCTCAAAAAATTATTGTAGCCCTGGCCAGATGATCACGATGAGCGTCCCGGCAAGGGTAAGCAGCACGTTGGCGATGGCGTAGGTCCCTGCGTAGCCGAGCGCTGGAATATTGCTGCGCGCGGTATCGCTGATGATCTCCATCGCCGGGGCGCAGGTGCGGGCTCCCATCATGGCGCCGAACAGCATCGCCCGGTTCATGCGCAGCACGTAGGCGCCGAACAGGAAGCAGATCACCACCGGCACCAGGCTGACGATAAGCCCTGCCGCCAGCATCTGGCCGCCGACGGCGCCCAGCCCGTTATTGATCCCGGCCCCGGCGCTGAGACCGACCCCGGCCATAAACACCATCAGACCAAACTCTTTCACCATGTTCAGCGCCCCCTGCGGGATATAGCCGAAGGTTGGGTGGTTGGCGCGCAGGAAGCCAAGCATGATGCCGGCGAACAGCAGGCCGGCGGCGTTGCCGATGCCGAAGCTGAAGGAGCTGAACTGGAAGGTGATCATGCCGATCATCAGGCCAACGATAAAGAAGGCGCAGAAGGCCAGCAGATCGGTCACCTGGCTGTGAATGGAGATAAAGCCGATGCGGTCGGCCACGGTTTTTACGCGGCGGGCGTCGCCGCTGACCTGCAGCACGTCGCCTTTGTTCAGTACGACGTTATCGTCGATAGGCATCTCGATCTGGCTGCGAATAACCCGGTTTAAGAAGCAGCCGTGGTCGGTAAGCTTGAGCTGCGCCAGGCGGCGGCCGACGGCGTTGTGGTTTTTGACCACAATCTCTTCAGTGACGATGCGCATGTCGAGCAGATCGCGGTCGAACACCTCTTTACCGTTGCGGAAGCTCGGGTCGAGGCGGGCGTGGGCGTCCGGGTAGCCCACCAGCGCAATATCGTCACCCATCTGCAGCACCGCGTCGCCGTCCGGGTTGGCCAGAATACCGTTGCGACGAATGCGTTCAATATAGCAGCCGGTCTGGCGGTAAATACCCAGTTCGCGCAGATTTTTGCCATCCGCCCAGGCCACCAGCTCCGGGCCGACGCGGTAGGCGCGGATCACCGGCAGGTAGACTTTACGTTTGGAATCGGTATCGAGGCCGCGCTCGCGGGCGATTTGCTGGGCGCTGGTCTGCAGATCCTGATGCTGCAGCTTGGGCATATAGCGGGCGCCGACGATCAGGCTCACCAGACCAACCAGATAGGTCAGGGCATAGCCGAGGCTCAGATGGTCAAGCGACTGCGCCAGCTGATCGCTGGGCAGGCCGAAATGGCGCAGGGTGTCGCCCGCGCCCACCAGCACCGGGGTGGAGGTCATGGCGCCTGCCAGCATACCGGCGGTGAGCCCGATATCCCAGCCGAACACTTTACCCAGCATCATGGCGATCAGCATCGCGCTGCCGACCATCACCAGCGCCAGCATCAGGTAGTTTTTCCCGTCGCGGAAAAAAATAGAAAAAAAGTTGGGCCCGGCTTCTACGCCAACGCAAAATATAAACAGCATAAAGCCGAGATTAAGGGCATCGGTGTTAATCGCGAAATGCTGCTGGCCTAATAATAGAGAAACGACTAAAACGCCAATGGAATTACCAAGTTGTACTGAGCCAAGACGCAGTTTTCCCAGGCATAGTCCTAATGCAAGTACAACGAATAATAACAGGATGTAATTCCCGTTTAACAAATCTGCGACGTTTATATTCAC